TTGGAAGGAACTCGGGCAGTGCATCACCGAGGCGGCATCCACGGACTACGAGACGATCGTGATCGACTCGGCGGACTGGGCGGAGCGCCTAGCAGTCGAAGACCTCCTCGCCACGAACAAGAAGCAGAGCGTCGAGGATTTCGGTTTCGGCAAGGGGTGGGTGATGACAGCGGAAAAGATGAGCCGGTTCCTGACCGCTTTGGATTCGTTGATCGATGCGGGCAAGCATGTCGTGGTCTTGGCGCATTCCAAGGTTCAGCGCACCGAGCCGCCGGACATCCTCGCCGCTTACGATCGTTACGAACTCAAGCTTTCCAAGCAGTCTTCGCCGCTGGTGAAAGAATGGGCGGATGAGCTTTGGTTCTTCCGGTTCAAAACCAAGGCCGTATCGCAAGAGGGCGGCAAAGCTAAAGGGGTGGGGGGCAAAGAGCGCATCATCTTGACGACCCACTCGGCGGCCTACGACGCCAAGACCCGCTCGGGCCTCGCCGAAGAACTCCCGATGGAGTGGGAATCGGTGGCGCATCTCTTTGGCAAGCCTGCGCCCAAAACCTCGGAGCCTGTCGTGGAGATCATCGGCCGGGAGTCGGTGGCCGTCCTCGAGGACAACGAGGAAGTCGTCAACCTGTTCTTGGTCAGCAACGGATCTATCTCTGAGGGCCAGACATGGCGAGACGCCAGCGAGAAACTTCGCCAGCAGATCGTGGCGCGGCCTCAAGCATTAGTGGCTAAAGCCAAAGCTCAAATGGAGGTGGCGGCGTGAGCGGATTGACCACAGAGGACACAGAGGTCACAGAGTTGGTGGTAAAGGAGATCAGTCCGAGTTCCCTGCCAAAGCTGGCCGAGTGCGCGCTTTACACGGGCGCACCCGGCACCAGCCCTGCGGCGGAGCGTGGGACGCTTCTGGATCGGGCGATTCGGGAGCTTTTGGTTGACGACCCCACGACCTACGACGGACTGACCCCCGAGGATCAAGCGGTGGCTCGGTGGGGAGCGGACGAACTCCGTTCGCTCTCGGGTGGCTACCATGTCGAGACGCGGGAGGAGCATCTCGGCATGGAGGTTCCGGGCCTTTCCAAACCCGGCACGGCCGACGCGGTATGCGTTCGGGCGAAATGGGTGTCCGACATCAAGTGCGGCCAAGTGCGGAACTACCGCCAGCAGCTTGCGGCCTATGCGCTGGCCTGCATGGTGGAGCATTTCGCCAACTCGTGGACGGCGCATGTGATCTATGTCGATCAGCGACTCCGCCGCACCTACGATTTCACCCGCGACCAGGCGGAGGCCATCGTCAGCAACACGATCGCCGAGGCCAGCAGCCGGTTGGCGGAGCCGACGCCGAATGAATTTTGTGGCTGGTGTGCTCATTCCAACTCGTGCCGAGCTTTGGTGCGTCAATCCTCAGAGGCGCTGGCTTTGGTAAAGTCCGAGACCTCCCTTGCCGAGATCCGCGACCAAATCCTCGCCAATCCGGTGGAGCTTTCGGCCTTCGCGGCCAACTGGAAACTGGCCGAAAAGCAAATCGCCGAGCCGGTCCTCGATGCTTTGAAAGAACGCCTCGCCGCCGGCGAGGACATTCCCGGATGGAAGGTCACGACCTCCGCTGGGCGTCAATTTGTGGAGACGCCGGCCATCGCGGCAGCAGCCGCCAATGTTTCAAAAGAGACGCTCATCCTCGCCCTCGGAGGCACGATGAGCGCCGACAAATTTCGCCAGTTCTGCACCGAGTGCGGCGTGGAAGTGGATGAATCCGCAGTCAAGTCAGGGAAACCAATCAACACCCTGCGCCAAATCAAAACCAAAAAATAATATGCCAACATACAAACAAAGTGAACCGAAGCCGGTCTATTTCGTGGAGCCGGGAACCTACAAAGTCGAGATCGTCAACGCCGTTGAGAAATTATCCAAGGCCGGAAACCCGATGATCAAGCTCATCTGCCGCGTCGAGATCGGCGATGGCGCGAAGGGGCCGGAAATCCATGAGCACCTGACCTTCACCGAAAAAGCCGGGTGGAAGATTGACCAAGTGCGCGAAGCCTGCGGGTTTGCCGTGGTGCCAGGGGAGGAAGTGGATGTGCAGCCAGAGGATTTCATAGGAAAGACGGCCACGGTCGTTCTTGGCGAGGAAGAGGGAGCCGACCCCGGTCATCGCTTCAACATTCTCGAGCGCTGGATTTCGCCGAAGGCGGCCGCCGTGGCGCCGAAAGCTAAACCTGCCACAGAGACGGACGAAATCCCGTTTTGATTCAAACACCGGGGCGCGGCGTTGATACGCGCAGGATTTAATTATGGAAAAAACAAATTCAGACATTCTTGAAAAACTAGATGCTTGCAGAATCCCGTCTTTTGGAGATGTCCCATTAAAATCTGCAATGATTGCATGGAACTCATTGCATGATGGATATTACGGAAATCCGGGACAAGTAATGGTGATCCCATGGCCTGACAAAGGCTATTGCGATTTTTTTAAATTAGCTAACACGGTTGGAGCGTGTAGCGGGTGGAGAGGCATGGGGTCATTTAGTAGTAAAAAGCTAAATAAAAGCCAAATGCTACTCCAATTATACATTGAGGCATGGCATATCGTTTGTCGGGATGGGGTTAATCCGGAAGCTATGCATTCCGCTTTGATGCAGATACCTGAATATAGGGAAACTTTATCCGGCGAAAGATTTTTTAGTTTAAATAAATTATGAAAACTAAAACAGGCCATGCTGCTGTATTAGAATATAATTCGACTTATAAGCATCATCATATCCCGATCTGGTTTAAAACATCAATTCGTAAAACAGCGATCAGCAAGGGGAAGTGGCAAAAGGGAGAGTCGCATATGATGCATTTCATAAACGACCGAGATTATCACGGGCTATGGGATCATTGGGGCAGCATAGAGATCGGAAGAGATAGGAGCGTTATTACGCAACCTTATGGCGATCATTTGCAACTCGCTGAAAAGTTTGCCGAAGATCATGGCTGCATATTGCAGTCAATGAATCCGGGGCCATGGCATCCAAATACGCGCCTCTACATTTTTTCCAGAGCGCCAATTCTTTAATATCATGAAACAATATGGTTATAACAGATTTGAGTGCTGCGGCAAAAAACTCGTTTCCCGATATAAGCATTGCCCGGAATGTGGTGAGAAAATTCCTCGTCCAGAACTGACTGATGCAACATCAATTCTTATGAGAATTGATACAGATGCAAGAAGATCAGAGAGTTCTGCGCAATGGAATACTGATAAAGGGAATGAGGCTGAATACACAGAGGAACATTCTGAATGTTATCAAGATGACCGCTGTTACTCGTGGCCAAAGGAATGCCCAAAGTGTGCAGCAAAAGAGGAAAAGCACATTCGTTTTAAAACAGCAGCAAAACATACAAAAAATGCTCTATGGCATAGGTCTGTAGAGAGGCTCATTAAAACCTTGCAAGAGCAAGGTTCAAACACCCAATGACCCAAGACCTCAGCCTCCGCATCTCCATTTGCCTCAACGGCTGCCCGATCGGGCCGCGCATCCAGCGCGGGGAGCCGCTGCCGAACTACCGGCACACCTACTCGCTGGCAGAACAGGCGGAGGCGGAGGCGGACATGGAGCGGGTGCGGAAATACATCGAGCGGAACCAGAACATCATGAAGGGGAAGAAATAACATGGCCGGAGAATGGCTGAAAATTGAGCATCATGTGGCTGAAAAGCCGGAGGTGCTCCAGATCGCGGCGACCTGCGAAATGGACCCGGATTTAGTGGTCGGCAGGCTCGTGAAGGTATGGGCCTGGGCGTCCCGAAATTGTCCCGCTGGCGGAAGGACACACATCGCGGCGATGCCACATTTGAACACGATCGGGGGTCACGAACGCTTCGCGCAAAGTATGGTCGAAGCGGGCTGGTTGAAGATCAAAGACACGGAAATGACCTTCGTGAACTTTGACAGGCACATAAGCCAAAGCGCTAAGGAGCGAGCACTTAACGCGGCAAACAAGGCCAAGCAACGGCGTCCCGATTATGTCCCGAAAATGTCCCGATCCGAGAAGGACAAAAACATGACCAGAGAAGAGAAGAATAAAGAGCGGTCTTGCGACCGCTTCCTCCCTACCTGCGTATGACAACACTCCCCAAGATTATCCCGATGCTCCCGAGCGTCCCACTCAATGAAACGGCGGAGAAGGCCGCGATCTCGTGCATCCTGCAAAACTTCGAGTGCCTGAGAGTCATGTCCTGGCCGGAGGAGTTGTTTTTTTCGGAGGCGCACAAAATCATTTTGACCACGGCGAAGGAACTCGCCGAGACCGGCATGGCGACCGACCCGTTCGCGGTGCAGTCGCGGTTGGAGCAAAAGGGCCAACTCGACGCGGTCGGCGGGATGCACGGCTTCACCGAGCTGATGGACTTCATGCCGACGGGTGACGCCAAGACGGCGGCATGGCACCGGAGCGCACTGATGGACGCGGCGAGGTATCGCCGGGCATTGTCGGCGGTGCGTGAGGCTGAGGGGGCGTTTCTTCGGCAGGAGGGGGACATTGCCGGCGTGTCGCTGGCTCTCTCCGAAGCGGCGATGATGGTGGACCGCCCGAGGGTTTCGACCAAAGACCTCTTGCTCAAACTGACGGAGGAACTCGAAAACCACAAACCGGCGGAGGCTTTTGGGACAGGGATCGAATGGCTGGATCGGGTGACGAATGGCGGCGTGAAGCGTGGCGAACTCCTGACGATCGGCGCGCCGACCTCGGGCGGTAAGTCGATCCTGCTCCTTCAGATGGCGGTGCAGGCGATCCTTGCGGGCAAAAAGGTGGCGGTCTTCTCGCTTGAGATGCCGGCGACCCAAGTGCTGGCGCGCATGGTCTCGCACTTGGCGGGATTCAATGTCGGCGTTTTCCGCATCGCGGGGGCCAAGGGAGCGGTCA